AAATAAACCTACTTTAGAATCGACATTTCCTAGTGTAAAATCAAATATTTCGTCACGATCTAAAGATGTTTGCTCTATTTCTGCCGTAATTCGTGATGTCAATATTCCAGTTGTATCTATAACCTGATCGAAGTCATAAGTACCAGTTGATTTTGTATTATTATTTTGTCCGCCCGAATCGAAACGTGCGTCCAAAATAGAATCAAAGTTACCAGTATTAGAGTCGAATAAAGATACACCACCTAAGACTAAAGTATTTTTATTTAAAGTTTCGTTCAATGTTTCTATAACATCTGATTTAGCTCCATCAAAAGCTGGATCTTGTTGATTAGTTACAATGTTATTTAATGTGGTATCAACACTAGCAACGCTTGTCGATATGCTGGTTGCATTAACGGAGCTGTTACCAGTTAAATCAAAAGCTTTGATTAAATACGTACCTGATTGAGCTGGTACACTTACAGACGTTGCGGGTTTTGAAACTTGATTAACTAATATTGTTGAACCTGACCAGGTTGCGCCAGTTAAACTTGAATTAAATTTTATTTGATAATAACTTAGATCTAAATTTGATACAGCTTGCCAATTTAAAAAAGCTGTTGATCCTACAATATTTATTGAAAAATTTTGCACGTCATCTGGAATATCTAATTGTCCCGTAATTGTATGTTGTCCAATTACAAAAGCTGAGCTAACTCTATTAGAGTTGATCGCTTTTATTCGTACGTCATAAGTAGATCCATCTAATAAACCAGGTATTTCAAATTTTGGATTAGCTCCAATACCAGCCGTTATATAAGTTGATGATGTTGTTAGTTTGTATTGACACTCATAAACATCAACAAAAAAATCTAAAGAAGGATCAGCTTCAACATTTAAAATTGTAATAACAGATCCACCACTTCCAACTCTTAATTCGTCCGATGTTCTTAAATTAGTTGGAGCTAAAACAGAATAAGGATCAGGTAAGTTTGTATCAACGATTTCAGGATCACTAGCTTTAGGTGTCCAAACATAATGATTATCTTGATATTCAATTAAATTTAATTGTATAGAAAAATCAGCTAATAATCCTATTGCTAAAACTCTAAATGGCTTTGCACTAAAACCAACGGAGCTGTGAGTTATATTTACAATATCCCCTATTTCTAAATTAGAAGCTTCAGCAGTACATCTTATTGAAAGTTTTAAAGCGTTCCTGGATCTTCGTAATATGATTTCCGCAAGCTCCTCAGCCTGATAACTTGATGTAATTGTATTAAACGTAAATAATCCTTGTAATAATTTTCCATCTGCCGTCAACATCGTTTGGTGTTGATCTGCCGTTGGTAAACTACTATCATCAACGGGCGGAAACTGAGCTTGATCTGATTCAAATTCATTTGAAGGATTAATATAGTTTACAACAACACGATTAAATTTTTGATTTAAGTTTTCTGATCTAACTTTAATACCATCTAATATATCATCTTCAGTTAAAGTTAATGAAGCAGTACCATAAGTTTCAATAATTAATTTATATTTACCCTGAGTGTAAGGTAAGATTCCTCGACAACCTCTTAATAATTCTCTTACATTATCTAAAATTTTTTGATCTGAAGGTAATACAGCGTTTGTATCAAAAACATTTATTGTTGAAGGCGCGCCTGAATATGGCGTTACCTGAGTTTCACACTCATTGGCACTTGTTTTAAAAGAAGCAAAATCAGTTTCAAATTGTGTATCTGCTAAACCTTTTCCGTATCTTGAATTTCTTAAATAATCCAAGATACATAATGCGGGATTTGTCGAAAATGCAGTTGTATTATTTCTTGGATCAAATATTTTTCTACCTTGTATTGTCGCCTGGACTCTTGGTAATCCCGAATAATAATCTTGATTCCAGGAAAATTTTAAAGCTAAGTACGATACGCCACGTAACCGATGTGATGACGTCCAATTTGATTGAGGCGTTATTAATGATGACGCAACCTGATCGTCTGTGCCGTTAAAAGCCTGGACTTGTATTGTATTTGAAAAACGGCTGTCATTACTTGTATATGTTGTTCCATGTACAAGTAAACTTGGAGCGGACGCAAGAGTAACAACTTTGTCATCAATAACTAATTCTTTTACTCCGTTTATTTCACCTTCGCATAAGGTCATTACAACGAATAGGTTCTCGTTTGTGCTTCCCGAAGTTTCTACAAACACGAAAGTACCACCGATCCGTCTTTCCCCATAAACTATTGGTATGGGTTCATTATTACTAACTTTATTTAATTTAACACCCTGAGCTACATCTGTTTCGTCAAACTCAGGTATGTCAGGTGTTGGATCTATCCATGATATAAAATTAGAAAATACATCACCAACAAAATCAAATACGTCATCTATTAAATCTGATATTGGATTACTTCCGCCCATTTTTCTTTAACCTATACCCGCACAATTCATAATTATTTATTTTTTCTAAGAACGTCTTATATCGTTCTACATAGAATTTATTAATTTGTCCTCGTTGGTCAACGTGCCAAACATCTGATTCAATCCATTGTACATTACGATCTTCCAGCCATTTTTCTGAAGCTGTTAATAATTTCTTTGCGTTTCTAAAATTTCTGTATTTTTTTCTTATAAAAAACCAAGAAATAGATCCATAGTTTACATTACGCCAAAATGGACGATTAACTTTAACAATTGTACCACCTATTATAGTTGGAAATGGTGTTAAATTTGGTGTTGTTAATAACACCAAATTATAAGTTGGATTTTTTACAAATGATTTTAAATTTTTAAATATTAATTCTTTATCACCTTTTTGATTTGTTTCGTCTAATTGTTCATCAATTATTCCAACCAAAAATTCTATGTCAGACTCTTTACAAAATTTTATGCTCGTCCCCATCTGATCTCTCTAACCGTTACCCCAGCATATTGAAAACCACGATCGCCTGAAAAAAATCTTTGTTGCGAAGTTTCGTTTGTAGATCTTCCAAGTGTTAAATCAAAATCAGCAAAATTAGACGCACAAGTTAAATTAATAATACTTTGATTAGTATTTTCATCAATATTAAATTCTTTTATTCTTCCATCAAATAATAAATATGTACCATCTATTAATGAATTATTTGTATCTAATAAACCTAAATGTATTTTAACTTGTTTTTGTAAAATGTTTTCTGACAATATAACTCTAGTATAACTTTGATCTACGGCTGATAAATTTATGTTCATACTATTTTGTGTGATTTCTGCATTTTCATTAACATTAGATATATTTAAAAAGAAACCATTTTTAGTATATGTTTGACTATCAAAAGTTATATCAAAACTTGCTGTTGTAAAATAAATTGGTGTACTAAAATTTATAAATACAAAATAAACTGGTTTTAAATCTTTTGTTTGTAAAGCTGTAACAAAGTTTGTATGTAAATTCCTAGACATTATAAATCTTCCGCACAATCTATTTCAAAATCAAAAAAACCACTTGTACCCGTTGTAAATTCCTGGACATCATTAACCATATTTACGCTAAATGGTACATCATCATAAGTCATATTAGTTGATGATAAAGCGGATCTAAGCTCAGGTTCAATTACAAGAGCGTTTGAAGATACATCGCTGTTATCAGAAACCACCATATATACTTTATCGTGATTAGCGAATCTGACTAAATCACCCGATTTCATCGTCCCTGAACCGCCTGAGAGCGTCACAGACGTTGATCCAGCCGTTGCCGTAGCTGTTATAGTACCTGAGATAGTACCTCTTGGTTTACTAATTGTTGGTAAAACTACGTTAAATGTTTCTTTTTGAGATCTTTGTTTTACTACAAAAGCAAACAATTCAGCAAAATCAGATCTTTGTAATTTTGGAAATCTTAAACTAAATGAAAAAAATTGTGACGCTACTTGTCTTGAAAATCTTTTACCTGATACAGATTTAGACACTAAAGTTGGTCTTTCAGATTTAAAGTTCATTACTTGAAATCCTTGCGATGTTGGTAAATTTCCACTCATTATACTAACGCCTCTTTTCCTCTCTCATTTAAAGCCTGGTTAATTAAATTAACTAATAGGCTTCGTCTTTTTGTAATTAAGTTATCAAAATCTCTAGTGTCATTTGCAACAATTGTAAAGTTTACATTTGTTGAACCTGAACCTGAACCACTTAAAATATTTCTACTATCTTCATTAGAAAATACTTGTCCATTAGCCGATGGAATTACTAACTCAGCTCCACGCTCGCCCACGATCGCTGGCTGTCCTCTTTTTAATAAACCACCTTCAGCAAACATTGGTATTCCAAACAACATACTAATAAATTTTTGTTTGTTTTTACTTTTTTCTGCTTCAGCTTGATTTCTTTTTTCCTGAGTTATACCTTTTTCTATAACTAATTGAGCTGATCTAATTCCTAAAATTTGAGCTACTAAACTCTTTTGAGTTTTTAAACTATCATTTTGATTACCTAAACTAGCAAGAGCTTCTTTAATTCTGTCACCAAATATTTTTTCTAATAAAACAATTAAACCGAATCTTAAACCTAATTCAATAAAGAAAGCTAAGGTACTTACTAAAGTTTCTTGTACAATTTTCTTTAAGGCTTCATCAAATTGTTTACCTAGTAATATTACTTCAGCAAGCGTCCTAGACACGCCCTTTAAACCAGCGTCTATTTGTAAAGCAATTGTTGATCCTATATTTGTTACTTGTTGTTGGAAGTTTCTTAATGCTTTTTCATTTAGTTGGGTTATGGTTGCTAAAGCCATATCAAAATTACCAACTAATTTTTTTGATCTATTTGTAGTTTTATCAACAGATCCAAAAACGCTTTCTGTATGTTCCCCTATATCTTGAATTAAAGGTATTAGTTCTTGTATTTCAGCACTTAATTTACTGAAATCAAACCTAAATTCTATTTCAGCAATATCATCACCCGTAAAAGGTATTTTATTAATTGTTCTTATTAATTTATTTAAAACATTAATTGTTGTATTACCAAAATCAGAAATACCAGCAATTGCAACTTCGATAGCATTTAAAATTCCAAATGCAAATTTTTTGGCAAATTCATTTATACCTTTACCAGCTTCATCAAATCTTTCGATTAAGTTTTCTCTTATACTTTCAGAAATTTTTAATAATGCTGGTGTTAAGTTTGCTACAATTAAATTTACAATATTGAACAAGACTGTTTTTAGTCTTACAACACTATCGTTAAATGCTTCAACAGATCTTACTTGCGCCTCACTTAAAGCACCGAACCTTGTTGACTCTTTAGAAAATTCTCTTAGAGCTTCAGATCCACCACCTAATATATTTATTAATTCTGCACCTCGACCACCAAATATTTCAATTGCAAATTTTGTTTTTATAGCTCCATCTTCAACTTTATTTAAAGCGTCTGCAACTAAACCTAATAAAGCAACCTGGTCATTTTGTATTGGTAAAATATCAGCCTGAGTAATACCTAATTTTTCAAAAGTAACTTTAGCCTCACCAACTCCATCTGCAAAGTCACCTATATTATCTGTAAATCTTCTTACACCTTTTGCAAAAGTTTCAAGTTCTAACCCACCAATTTGAGAAGCAAGTTTAAATGTTTGTAGATCTTTTGTGCTTATACCTAAGACACCTGATAATTTACCTATACGATCGGTTGCTTCTAAGGAATTTTTTATTAAAATTCCTAGACCACCAATACCAACAGCTCCGACTAAGGCTGTTTTAAAATTAAATACAGCTTTAGTTAATCCACCTAAACCTTTTTTGACAGCTCCAAAAGCTTTTTTGGTTCTATCAACGGCTGATATTTGAAATTTTAAGTTTTTTTGTGCCATATTATTTATGTTTTAATTTTAATTTATTGTTTCTTATATCAAAATATGCAAGCCAACCATAGTATTCATCGACCGACATTTGTTTTATTTCTGCAACTGACTTATGCAAAGCTTCAGCCAATTGAAAAATATTATAATAATCGATGTCTTGTATTAACTTTTTTTTTGATCTTCGATTGTCGTAGTAACGCCAATTTTATTAACTAGGTCAACAACTACATTTGGATCTGCTTCGGTCATTAGCTTTTTTTTATCCTCTAATTTAAAAGCTTTTGTGCCATCTTCATTTAAGCATTTCATAACAATTAAATCGACCATAGCCTCTACTTGATTCGTTTTTGTTTTATCAAGTAAACGTCTTTGTTCATCAAGAGTCATTGGCTTAATTAAAAATTTAGCGTTCCACTCTTTTACTTCAATGATTCGATTTTCTTGCTCTTTAAAATGATTTGTGGCGTTGTCAATTACTGACATATATTATTATATTGTACTTTGTGTTACTCCACCTGAAGCAGTAAAACTAAACGATCTTTCAACAACCTCATTGATAGTTTGTGAAATCGCTACATTGTTTACAATAGCTGTTAAAGTAAACTTAGGATTTCCCGCAGTATCACCATCGGGTCTTAGATCTAAAGTAACTTCAGCTCCAACCGATAATGCTTGTTGTCCATCTGTATCTGTCACGTCTAAATGACAAGTGATGTCACCTGAAGCTTCCGATAAACCTGGTTTAAAAGATTTAAAACTATTTCCCATTTGAGTTGTTTCGATTGCGTCATTTGATTGAGTTAAACTAAAAGATTTAACTTCAGCCACTTGACCTGAACCCACAAAAATAGTTCCGTTATTTCCTGATATAGTTGCCATGTGTACCTTCCTATAATTATTAGTTAATTGGTCAAGCCTTAAATTTGTGTTTCCACGTCAGCTTGCGTAGTACGATAAATTACGTTAAAAACCAGCCGTACAACACCAATTGGTAACGATCCCTCATTTGCTAAGGTAATTTCAGTATTTGTAATATTATGTGATTGACACGTATTACTTAAAGATGTGTCACTTCCTAGAGCTTCTTCAACCTCAGTTGCGATGGTATCTAAGGTATTTTCTATATTGCTATTTGCACTTGCAAACCCTTCAACCACCAGCTCCAGGCTTCTTATTGTTGATTTGACACTATCTAATTCGACAGCCTCAGATAAAGTAAAAACATTTAAACATGGTAATTTACTTTCCTCATTTGGATAAACTCTACTATTAAAAACCCTAGATCCAGTTGTTGATAATCCAGTTAAACTTGTAATAACAGCGTCCCTAATTGTTTTACGTTGATGTGCCATTTTAATTTGTTTCTAAAAATATTTCAGCTATTCCCGTTCCGTCCCTTAGTATTTCTGCAATTGTATAATTAGTTGAATTTACAACAACAGAATCACCATGCGCCAGGCTAGATATATCTGAAGTTTTTACCATTATTCTTGGGCGATGACTTGTAATACCAGCTTCACCTAATCCTAGTGTTTCATCGGGTCTATCAAAAATTACTTTAATAACACTTGAAGATCCACCTGAAGGCGTGATTGTTGCGTTCTCAGAAAATTCATTATTATTAAAATAAATATCTCTTATGCTATCTGTTTCAACCGCCATAATTATACAACCTCAGGTTATTCCGGGATTTCATTATTTCTTCTTTTGTGAACACATACATTGTTTAATACAAAATATTTTACAAATGATGTTTTTAAAAAATTTTTTTATCATAATAAATCTCTTATTAATAAGTTTAACTTTTTGTTTTTTTTATTTTGTAAGATCTTAACTAATTCTTTACTAAATAAATCAACATATTTTTCTTCACGTTTTAGTGATAACTTTAATTTTCCATTATACACAATCACATGAAAGATTTCGTGTAGTAAAGTAATTAATATATTTTCATGGTCAATATCTTTGTTAATCAAGATCTCTTGACTTTCAAAATCTACTTCCCCGTCTATTTGTTTTTTATCTGCTAATTTTTTATCTATTGGAATAAGCTTATACTTTTTACCTTTGATTAGTATGTGAGCTGGATATTCCATTTCTTTTTATAAATTTAATAAATGAGTTTCTTAAACCTATTGCTCTATTAGTTAATTTTTTTGTTTTACCTAAATCTTTTTTTTTATTTTTTTTCATTATGAGAACCTGGCGGTTTTTTAGACCGCCAGGCTAATTGTTATTATTACGCTGTTTCGTCTATGTCTAAGATCGCACAGAAAGATTCTGCGTGTCTAACAGCTACGTCCATACCAGTAAAGAAGTTTAGTCTAACCGTTCCAGCACTTGAACCAGTATAAGGATCGACTAATACATCTAATCCTGAATAGTAACCAACTAAAAGATCTGCAAAGTTACCAAATATTCCAGCGTGAGCCGTACTTGATAAACTTCCTTTTGTTAGATCTTTAGGTAACTGACTTGATTGAAAGACTCTGTAACCATTTAATTGATCTGCATTGTCCATAATCATAACGGAGTCAGTTGAAGATACTTTTGGTGTTTTTCTCATTTGATAAACTACTTCAGGCGTGAAAGCGTATGCTAAGCT